AAGTTAACATATCTACCAAATCGTCTCCCTCATCCTCTAGCTCGCCTCGCTTGCCTTGACGCTGAGAAATCATTTTAGACTGCTCTACTGCTTGCTTCTTTACTCTTTTATCTTTTGCTTCTTCTTTACTGTCTTCTATTTTTTCTCTAAAAGCCATGTCCTGCTCCTTCATACCCAAGTTTGCCTGTAATTTAGCGCCTTCAATCTGACCTTTTAACTGATATTCCAATTGTAAAAGTTGAGCTTTAGCCTGAGCATCTGCTTGAATTTCAGCAATCTTAGATTGAGACTGCATCTGAATCTCTTGCATCTTACCTTGCGAAGCCGCTTGGGAAGTAGATTGATTCATTTGAGCTTGCATCTGAGAGTTTTGCTGCGCTATTTGCTGCTGGTTTCTCATGCGTTTTTTGCGTCTAATTATGAGAAGCTGTTCTGCTTGGTCTACATCTTTAATCTGACGTATAGCAATGGCATCTTCTAAGTCAATTTCTTTCTGAGAAAGCGCTATCTGTATATTCTGCTCTAAGTAAGATTTTTCAGCATCATCCATTTCAGTCTGAACCTTAACACCAAAGTTATACATTGGAAGGTCTCCAAATGAAGACAATACTTTCATGTTTTCTTTACCTATAGCTCTAACATAAGCGCCAAAAAGAACAGACTGCTTAGGTAATATTTGTAGACACTTTACAATGTCTTCACATATTTTGCTATACAAGTATATAGAAGAATTAGTAATATCGTATATAGCATTATTCCCAGCTGCCATAGCTTGCTGACGAACACCTACTAACTGCTCTCCTTTAGGAGATGTTCCGTCCATTACTTCATTAATACCTGTTGTATCACGAATAAGACGAAGGTTATGGTTGTAAATAGCAATAAGCTCATTGATGTTCCTAATGCTATTATCCAGAGACCTAATTGGAGGGTTCTGAAATCCACCTTCTGGATTCTTGCTACGATAGTAGAATACACCTGTTTGCTCATAGATGTCTTGTATGTCTAATGGTTGTAATTCACCTCCTTTACCTAGTTGTACATTTTCTAAACCTTCAACATCTACTATTAAACCATCAGGTTTAGCCTTAGCGATTGACTGTTGCAGCTTAAGATGTGTAAGCTGTAGTTGGTCTGCAAAACCTATTACAGAGCCTACAAGAGACTTAGGCATCATTCTACGTAAGTTCGTAGCGACTACAGAGTATGAGAGTCTAGCTTTAGTTAAATCATGTACATTTTTAGGTATGTTCTTTTTTTGACCATATCCAAATACATATCCACATCCTATAATATAACTACCGCCAAAGACAGTCTGAACATTCATAGCTTTAGGGTTTCTGTCATAAACAGATTCTTTTGGTGGACTGTAATCAAACCCCTTGTAATAAAATCCTTTGTTTCCGAACTTAGAGTTTTTCTCTTCAAACATTATATCGTCTGTAGATATAAACTCAAAATCCATAACCTCAACAACAAACTCATCATAACCATATGAAGTACGGTCTAAGCCTTCATCATAATACTTGTAAGAAAGTTTGTCAGCTCGGTTCTGGTATTTGTTTTTTACTCCTTGTGCTATTTTTTCGTACTCATCTTCTGTAAGCTCATCACGAGCAATACGCTTAAGTTCAGAGATGCTAATTTTTTTGATGTGTCCTGCGTATACGAGGTCACTGAATGTAGGGTCTTCGGTGTAGCTATGGAAGAAGAAAGCTGGGTCAATATATTCTTCTGTGATTCCATAGTTTGGGTCATTATTTCTTTTAACAACTGCCATTCCACAGGCAACTAAATCGTTTACTGCTCTACGGAATATACGTTGGTCAAAGTCGTTCCATTCCAAGGTCATGTTAGTACCAACCTGTGCAGCTATTTCTGCTCCAGTTTTAATACTTGCGTCCATGAATATTTCTGCTTCTTCAGTTGTTTCAGGAACAGAGCTAAGGTCTACTTTGGTGTCTACACCTAGGCTTTCCATCTCCTGTATAAGTGCCTTATTTTTTACCTCAAACATTTTTTTAGCTCTTTTTTCGTCTTTCTCGGATTGAGATAGAGGGTCAATAGCTTTTACATTTGGATAAGGCTTACGAGATAGTATATTGTTTACTACAATCTTGACAAACTTTGGGACGATAGGTACTGGAGACCAATCAAGGTTTAATAACGTACCATCACCATTGTTCGGGTCTAAAGAGTTTAGAATCTGTTTGTATATAGAGGTGTCTTGAGTACCATTCGCGTAATCACGATTAGTTTCAAAATCTTTTAATCTTCTGCGAAAAAGACTTCGTTCATCATCAGAGTTTCCCCATTGTTTTTCAATGGCTTTTGCATATTTTATACCGTAAGACTTTGAAGTCTTTTTAGAATACGGTGCAAATGGGTCTGGAAAATTTCCGTACTTCCCTTGGTCGTTGTCGTTACTGTACATATAGCGTTTCGCAGAATACTTTGGAACAAAGATACAAAATTAAAACACTGTCTATCAACGCCTTATTTCCTCTTTATATCTTCTGAAAAAAGTTTTATCATCAAAAGCAGACTCTTTCTTTTTCTGTTTAAATTTCTGAGCACCAAGAAGAGCTAGTCCAGAACTTATTGTAAGGTCATACTTAGTACGGTTGTCTATTTTGTATCCTATCCAATCATCTAGAGTCCTATCAAAATACATATTGCCCATTTCTCCAGTGTTTTCATTTATGCCTACATGCTCTTCTACGTATGCCTCTATAGCTTGTGCGTGAGCCTGTATAACGTCTACAGAATTAGAAGGTATACCACGAGTCTTAGTGTTTGACGCAGCGTTAGGAGATTTTAAATGCTCAGGTCTTCCCATTACGTACTCTTCGTAACCTCTTGATTCAAAATATCTTACAATACCATATTTGTTATTTTCAATTAGGAGTGGGTAGCCATAGAATACAGCAGCCATAAGAACATCTTCATAAAATATTCTAGCAAGAGGAGGACGAGAGGCGTATTCTGCAACAAACATATTAGGAGGGGCTGACATGCTGAACTTATTGTAAAGGTGACAAGCACCCTTAGAGCCTCTGTTATCTGTAGTAGAATCCAAGTCATAGCTATCCACACCACCAACGCCTATATGTTCATTAGCGGGGTATTTTTTTCCGTATTTAATTACGTGTTTGTTTCTGTTTTCAGGCTTAGGCATCCAAGACAGCCTCCATCTTCCTTTAGCGTTTGGGCTAAAAATAACTTCTTTATCGCTTACCCCTTCTTTCCAAGAAAAATTACCCTGTACCACAGGATTTGGATATAGCTCTTGATTATGTTCTACTTGTTCGTATATCTTACCGATGTTAAATGTAGAACCCTCAATACTATCTCGCATTGCTTCGTCAACAGTAAAAGGAAACTGACGTATGAATTCATTTAATTCTCTAGCATCACCTTTTAAAGCATCTCTTTCATTCTTGAGATAAGTCTTTGCACCAATGTCAACATAGTCACCATCAATTGTCTGAACAGGCTTTTCAGGATTATCAACAATTGGGTTTCCGTGTCTATCAAAGAACCCTTCAAGTGATTCATAGGCGGGTATAAATAATCTATAAAGTCCAGTCTTTGTCCTTCCGTTTGCGTTTCTATCTTCTGGGTCTGAGTCTCTCCAGAGTTCTTTGTATTGCTTTCCACCTTTATCCATTGGATTTACCGTAGAACCCATAAGACATTTACCAATAATCTTACGACCTACTATTAAACAAGTTCTTTGTATGCGCCAAGCTTCACGTATATCTGTTGGCCTTTCCCATTTACCGCTTTCATCTAAGTATAACAAATGAAGTTTCTCGCCATCATAAGCATTGTTAGTTGTGTTCTTCCAGTTAATTATAGTATTAAGAGCTTCACCTTTATTGGATGTTTTGTTTTTTTTAGTTATACGTTTTGAGGGTTCACGAAAAGCTAGTTCCATACGTGGGTTTGTAGTTCCGTCTTGAATAGGCTTAAAGAAAAAAGGATAGCTCTGAAACATTGGAACAACTTTTTTCATAAAGATGTTTTCCTGTGCATCTTTACCTGTCTTACTCTGTATACCTAGAAGCTTTTCTTTTACTTGAGTTCCTTCATCTACAAGTATTGATGCTGATATATTGGTATATCCAGAACGCCTGCATTTGGTATACATCTGTCCTACAGAACGAGGGTCAGACTCACAGGCAGAAAAGTGTATAAACAGCCTTCTCTGAAACTCTAAATAACTAGGATAGCCTATATCCATCTTGCTCCACTGGAGCATCATATAGTGTCTCCCTGTAATGTAGACAGGCTCACCATTATTGTAAAACCAAATGCCTTCACGTCTACGCTTAAACTCTTCTTGGATGTATGTAGAGAAACGCTTTTTAAACTCCGATGGCATCTCGTACCACTCATCCATAGAGCGAATCCTTTGCAGTTCTTCTGGCACAGAAAGTCTTTGCCACATTTGCATATGTAACTCCCTTCCATTAAATAAGATTTCTTTTTTAGACGGTACTTTGGGAAGCTGAATATCAAGCCCACCAAGGGTGATAACCTCACCTTCTGTATTGTTGGGACATATGTTGACAACATAATTATCATATCCTTTAGCTTTCTTAAGACCTGCCATTTCATTTTATTTAATTTAATCCCAATAAAGAAATCTGTATTTACTTTGAGAACTTTTCTGCGAATCCGCCTGAGTAGTCTTGTTCTTTTTCAAGTCCTCCTGTTTCCTGAAGTTCTCTAACCATTTGCTCCAATCGCTGGTATTCAATGAGTAATTCTTTTGCGTCAATAGCAGTCTGCTTAATACTCTGTAGCTCCGCTTTACGCTGAGAACCAGAAAGCTCTACATCAACAGGTTTTTTAATTTCCTCAATCATGTTATTAATTGCAACCTCCATAGAGGAAAGTAATCTGCTTGAGGCTCCTACAGTAGTAAACTTAGTCTTTCTTGACATACACCAACTCTGTTGTTCTCATTCGGTATACTTTGTCACCGTTAAGAAGTTCCATTTTGTATTCAGAGTCTTTTGTGTAACCCACCATATCACCAGACTTAGCTCCAATCCATTCTGAATCTTTGGGTATGGACAGTAATATGCCTTCCAGTTCTGGTTCTTCCGTGAGGCTAAGAATAACAACATAATCACTTGGTGCTTCTTCTTTCTCAACAGGGGGTGCAACAAAACACCAATCCCCAAGCATAGTAATATCACTATCTTTGTTTTCAATACCGATGGCGTGATTCCCATATCCTCCATTAGAGTCGTATTGTACGAGATAGAGATTGTCTCCAATATCATAGCGTTGTTCTATTACTACGTGGTGATGAAAATACATTGTATCACCAATATGTTTTTTATCTATTCCTTTAGGGACATTAACTATTTTACCTGAGTTTACTCTATGGTCAAATTCATTAAACTTGTTGACTAGCTTTAAGGAGCTTCCATTAAAGGATACTTCGTCTTTAAACTTTTTAGGTATGTGTACTATAAAATGATTTAAAGCTTTCATATTAATCAAACTTTAAGTCATACTCAACAATACAGGGCATACCATCAACAGCTTTCCATACCATTGTACCCTCTTCGTTCTCTATGTAGATAAGGTATTTTTTTGAGCCGTATTTATGTAAGTGCTGCTCGTCTAAAAGAATTGCGCTTACTTTTCCGGTGCCTGCACGCATACCTATATAGTATGCCATTGCATCTTTAGGGTCTCGCCCTATTACTATTTTTCTAATCATATTAATTAAATTATATAGAGGAAAGCCGTTTTAGTTAATGCTTCCGTCTCTATTTGATAAGTTTATCCAATAATCTATATTTGAAGTATCAGGGTTTTTATCTTCCTCTTCAATTCTATATGCTTCTACGCAGTAGGATAGCAGGTCATCAAGCTCGTCTTCGTCAGCAATAGAAAAAGAAGATAAGAGATTCATGTTAGCTCTCTCGTCTCCATCTTCATCTGTGTATTGAGATTGAAGGTCTACAAATCCTATTGCTATACAGGATAAGAACTCATTTTTCAGACCGTGGTCTTCTACTACTTGATTGATAGCCATAATAAGTTCCTGTATTTCCAGTATGCACTCTCTTTGTTTTTCAGTCATTAGTCTAGCTTAGTTACAGTGAAGGTACTGTTAGTATTTAGTGTTCCGCCCCCGCCACTGTTTTTTCCTATTTGATAGTATATATCTTCGTCAGCAGCGCAATGCGTGAACAGACTGAAGCCTATAGCCATTACACCAGTTGATACGTTAGACCTCACCACAGTTTCAATTGCAGAAGCAGCTCCACCAGTGGGTTTCCGATAAACTCGTATAGTAACATCAGTATTCTGTGTGCTTATCTCTAGTATGAAGTTTACTTCAATTTTAATTGCACCTTCGCGTTCTATAGTTATTGCTCCGGTTGTTGTTGAAGAAGTCTGTAGATGTGTATTACTGCTGTCGTTAAACAAGTATGAAGATGTAGTTGAGTTGTTGTTTACGGCTCCTTGAGTGGGTGTTGCTGGTGTATCAACAAGAGTGTATGCAGCGCTAGGTCTTAAAACAAACATTGGGTTTGCGAAAATCTGAGTAGAAGCTCCGGTAAAAGCTACAGCGTTTAACTCTCTTTTAACTACATTGTTGCTTGCGTCTACAAGTAATGCGGTAAGTTCACTTGAATTTGTTGTTGGAGATGTTGAAAAGCTAAGTGATTCTACCTGTACTTCAGTAGTAGATATCTTTAATGCTGTATCTACACCTGCACCATCTTCTATAGTTTTTAGAGATGAGGTAGCGCCATTAGTCTCCAGTTTAAGTATTGAAGAGTAAGTGTCTTTTATTTTATTTCCTGATAAACTTCCCATTTGAGTATATTTGTGTTACACTGCAAATTTAATAAAAATGGCGAAGCGAACAAGAAAAGGTATGTTTAGAGAGTTTAAGATGCGAAAGCAAGAAGAACTAGGGCGTTCGTACAATAAACACCACAAACTTGTTGTAAGAGATATGGTAGGCTCTACAGATATTACTGAGGCTATGCTCAATTTCCTCCTGTTCTCTTATGACTACGAGTTCTTTACTATAGACCACGTTTCCCATTCCTACTTTTACAGCAAGCTAAAGATAGCTAGGAGACTGATATACCCCCTACAGACTCTAGGATACATATACAAGTACTACGATAAGCTGTCCCCTAATAGTTATGAGGATGCTATGTTTGATGAAGGTAAGATGAGGTACAGAGTTAGGTACTCTTTATCGCAGAGAGGCAGGCTCTTAGTGCAGAAATATTACCGCAAGCTAGAGGGAGACGAACAGATTAGTGTCCCGACTTAACTTTAAAGTCAGCCTTTAACGATGCACCCTTGTGTGCTACAAAATCTCCCTTGTGTGGCATAAGATAATGACGGCCCTTCTCAGTCATCCAATGATAACCTGAAGGAGCATCAACCATTACTTTTTTACGACTTGCTTTCATTTCTTATTTTTTTCGCAGCCTTTAATATTTCCTTAGTAGGTTTCTTACCGGAACCTTTCTTAGCACGGATATTATCCCATAGACCACGAGGTGAAGAGGAGCCGTCTTTTCTTTTTATAAGCTGAATTTTACCGCCTTTTTTAAATTCCTTTACACTAGCAGCTGCTCTAACAGCTTTAAAACCTAATTTTTCACCCCATCCCGCATCTTCAGGAGCTTGTATAAGCTGTAGTAGTTCTCCTTTTGTTAATCCCGCTGCCTCTCTTAGTGGCTTCAAGCTAGACCAATCTTGGTCTTTGGCAACTCCAGCAGCGAAAATCATTTTATCCACATTACTAGATTCTGGGTCTATATCCTTATAATCTTGACTAAGTTTTATAACCTCTTTTTTTAAGATATTGACATCTTCATCTGATAATGTAGAAAGCTTATCAATAACATTGTCTACTTTAGGTATAAACGTACTCTCTCCTTCACTAAGTCTTGACTTAGATGATGAGCCTTGTGCCTCAGCCATTTGTTGTGCAATATTCTCTCTAGAGCGATTTAAGTATTTTGTAATCTTTTGTTCTGTTCTGAGTGCAGGAACACCCATTTCACCGCTTACCTCATGAATTCCTTCCGTTATCCTAGGGTCTAAGTTAAGCCTAGCTGCTTGAGAAGGAGCTTCTTCTGCGCTATATTTTTTTCTTATAGCACGTCCACTTGTAGTTGAACCGACTGGATAATAACCACTGCGGCCATCATAGGTGGCGCCTGACCTATAATCCTTTTTTTTCACCCCCTTGCCTACAGGTTTCTTTGTTACCTTCCCGCCTTCATTGTATTTTTTTGCTTTCATTACTTCTTAGCTTTCTTTTTCTTAGCCATGGCACGTAGCATAGCAAAGTCAGACTTGTCTATCTTACCATCCTTGTTAAAGTCTAGAGCTTTTTTCTTTCCGAGTTTGCCACCCATTTTGTACTCCATTACTCCTCCTTTGCTGTATTCTTTTTTCTTTGCTTTCACTTATTTCTTTTTTTAGGTTTGTCTTTACTTCTATTACGCTTCGCACTCATAAATGTATTGGTAGTGTGGTCATAGTCCTTTCCATCGCCATTACCATCTACACCGAACTTTCTACGCACCTTGGTTAAGAATGCACGGTACTTACGCTTCTTAGGTTTCTTGTTCTCCTTGCGTTGCCATACCCTGCGCTTCTCAGCAGCCTCTGGGTTGTCTTTATAATATTGTGATGTAGATTTCTTTGCTCTCATTAAATGATTACGTATGATGTTCTTCCGCCCTTACGAACAGCCTTTAGAACCTGTCCCCTATTCTTTCCTTCTTCTCTGTAAGATACGTGTACCCAGTCAGGATTCTCATCCGTACCGAACTCCCAAATAAGCTGGTCAAAGTTAAGGCTGTCTTCTATATAGTGGAAGATGTCTGCATTTGTTATTACACCGTATACATCTGCATCTAAGTCTAGTGCTTCACCCTTACTATGCTGAGAGGTCTTGCTCCCACCGATAGCTTCATTGAGTGCCTCAGACCTGTAACCAGAGCTGATAAAGATGGGACACATAAACTCCTCACGTATAGGTTGAAAGATATTGTCAGCTAAAGCCTTTAGGTTTTTAAGATGTTCCTCTGTCGGCTCGTTTGCAATCCCTCGCCTCTTCGCAGTGGCAGATTTCGTCACTTCCGCAAGGGAAAGGTTCTGAGATAGTTTCATAGTTGTAAGTGCCTAAGTAGTAGTTCAATACAAATACAAAGATAATAAATAACAGTAGACATATTAATGTTAGCATACAGCTTAAACCTTTACTTTAAGTACATAAAAAAAGAGCACACAACATGCCCTTCATACAGCTATTTGACCTCACTTGTATTATACCAGGGAAATCCTAGTATGATAGATAATTTAGATTTTCAGTATTATAGTGGGGGTCTTAACAACCACCTAACCAAGTTTAAATCCTGAGCTTCTGGGCAAAGTTACAGCTTATTTTCCATAAAGTCAAGTGTTAAAGTATCACTTTAAGGTGTTACAGCTTTGATACTGATAGTCAGTACTCTAGGTTTTTAAGTAGAAATATAGAGTGTGGGGATTATATATATATATGCGCGGTTTCGTCATAAAACCCAAATGATTCCTAAAACCCTACCCCCTTCATTCTCAGACGTTTACAGACTTACTTTCTACCTTTTACCATTCAGACTACCTGCAT